GAATTTGATTGTTGTATCCGTTGTTGCGTGGATATCCACAGCTCCACACACCATTCATGAAGCAATCACCGGTGCATTGTCCGCATTCGATTTGTGGGCGAAGGTCAGTGTCACGATTTTCATGGCTGATGAAGATAGGATATTCTGCTCGGTTCTTGACCAGGTACCTGATTAGGCGCATCTCAAAGAATGATGCTTTCTGAGCATAGTGCTCCATGCCGAATGCGACCTCACTGCGCCCTACTGGCTGCGAGTAGTCACCACTCTGCTGTTGAAGTCCTTTGTTCTTGAGCTGATACGTCAACCCGAATACGCAATCCTCTGCCGAGCGCCATGCGATGACCGGCTGAATAAATTGCACGAGCATCTCTTCCTCAGGTGTGAGAGTTTGGTCATTGTATGCCTCGAGCATATGGTTGTAGAATACGGTGCCCAATATCGGCATCACTCGGAGCTGTGCTTGAGTGGCTACATACGGGAATACATCAGTCACATCCACATTGGCTGTGATAGGTGTGTTGGTCTTGAGATAGGATTCAGTGATGAAGTACAACATTACGCTTGAGGTGTTTGTGATTGTGCTGCTGCTGCTTGTGCTTGAGTGACATCACCACCAGCTATCGGTGGAAGTGAGGCAAGTGCTCTGACCTCGTTGGTGGTCATCTGCTCAAGTACCTTGGTAGCAACCAATGGGCTTAGTGAGTTTAGTGCGTCAGATGTTTTCGATGCATCTCCTTCGATTTCAACTATTGATTCATTGATGATTTGGAAGTTGTTGATTTTGAAGTCAGCAAAGCCGAGCTTGGCAATGTGTAGAATCTCGTTGAAAATATCTTGCACTTGCTCTCTGAGTGGCATCACAACATTCTTTTCAAATATGACGTATGCTTGCTTGATATCGCTACCACTTCCAAGTGAGCCGGTAGTGCGCACACCCATGAGTATCGGGTCAATGGTATGGGCAAAACAAATCTGCTCAGTATTCAATCCTGATGCTTCCTGGAAGAGCTTGTCATTTGAATTGGTTGGAATGCTCTCAATCTTGGGAAGCTGGTCAGGGGAGTTGGCAAAAAATGCTGCAGTCTTGCCAGCGTTCTGAGCCCCTTTAAGTTTGTCGATGGTCTGACGCAGAACATTTTTCTCTTCCTCTGATTGCGGTCTTTTCGGGAACATGATTGCAAATGATGGGAAGATGCTATTCTGAATGTTGCTCTTGGCAAAAAATGACAAATCGCCCGACAAAAATGCAAAATTAAGTGCGGAGGTGTACTTTGGCAGCGGATACCAATCTTGCCCTAAGGTCTCGACCTCATACACAAATAACTGCTCACGATCAGTGCAAGTTGGATGATACTTTTTGATGGTCTGAACATCGATTCTGCTCGCCCAATCTTCACAAATAAAGTAGTCATTTAGCTGACGTGCTCTGCGCACCTTTTCAGGGGATACGTTGTGCACTCGCTTGAGTTGCATCTTGTCATCAAAGGACAATCGGAAGTAAACACGATTGTGCACAATCAATTGCTCAGTTGTTGCTCTTGCAATTTTCTTGATGCTGATTTTTTTCTCGAATGTGTACAACTCAAGCAAGTCCTTTGCTGTTGCTCCATCAACTTTGATGTCAAAGCCACCACCAATGACAGCGTTGGTCTTGTAGTCCACGATGGAACCATGCAGTGGTGAGCTAAATACCAATTGATTGAGCAGTTCTGGATACATATTGTCAATTCCAAATGGAATGTATCCACCAGTGCTGTGTCTGCCGTTGACGTATGGCAGCGAAAGGTTGCCACCACCTACTTTGGCGAAGGGTGTGCTGAATGCATCGTAATTGCTGCTCGAGATGACTTCCACATCTGCTGTTTTGTTTGCTCTGAATCTATCGTACCATGCCATGTTAGTCGTATATTGATGAAATTGCTGCGCCACTTACAACCATTCTGCCCTCTTCAATGACCACTCCAGTGGTGTCACTGATTTCGGTTGGAGGTATGGTTGACTCATAAACGCTGTATGTATATTGTCCCTTCACAAGCTCCACATCGATTGGTTCATCCAAGTAAAAGAGATTGAATCTCTCAGGATACGGTGACTCATCGAGGTTGGTGAAGAGAATTGGGTCAGATGTTGGGTTCATTTCGTTCTGAAAAACGAACAAATAATATGGTGCACTCAATGTCGAGACCTCAGTTAGCGTCAGGACAATCGAATTCACCTCTCCCTTGTTAATGTATATCATTACTTATATTGCAGTTAGCTTAAATTTTGTTCACAATCTTACATTTTGTCATAAGATATGTGGCAGAATTTACCCCCGATAAGGTATCAAAATGTAAAAAATACAAATTTTACCCCCGATAAGGTACAAAAAAAAGCCACCCTAATTGGATGGCTCTTGTTGAGTAGGTTATTGGATATTAAATGACAGCAGTCACAGCTGATTCAAGGATTTCATAAGATAAGAAATCATCTTCGGAGACCAAAGTAACTGAATACTTGCTACCATCTGCACGAGCAGTACCTGAACCTTCACCGACAGCGCTTAACTGAAGGAAAGGGAAGTACCAGTACTTGCCATTCATATCCTTAACAATCGCATTGAGGTACTGCTGACCAGCGCCAAGTATTTTGATTGCTTGAGATTTGTCTTGGTCACGGCGGTGGAACATCAATGCGATGGTCTTTGTGACATAAGATGAGCCATTCACCAAATCAATCGCAGCATCTTCGACATAGCTGCCGGTGTTGCGTCTGATTTCGAATGGTGTGTAGTCAGGAGCACCAGCAACCAATGTAATTGCAGATACTTCCCATGTGCCAGCGGGCACGGTAGCAACGTCAATGTTGTCTTGCTGATTAATCCATATTTTTTCAATTCCTCCACTGTTGTTGTCGCAAGACTTCACAATGGATTCGAGAGCTTCGCACATTTTTTTTGAGTTTAGTGAGTTAAAAATAAAGCGGAGTTTTGACGCTCCGCTGTTTAAATTTAGGCTACTGAGTTGTAGAAAACAATCTCGTTACCATTCACGTGAGTGAAGCCAACTTTCATGTTTGCGCGAGTACGGATGACCGGCTCAGCAACTGTGTCAGCCAAGTTGATTGCACGTAACGCTTTGCCATCTCCTTCAGCATCGAATGCATAGATAAGGTTACCACGTAAAGTTGCAACGATTTTTGAAGTTGTACCCATACCTGGACACATAACCATCTTGATACCTAAGTAAGAGAAGTCAAGAGCTTGAGTCAAGTTGGCTTGAGTGTTGGCAGCAGCAACAGCAGCACGGTAAGCCGTAGCAACTGGTGTTGATACATAGATTCTCAACTCTGATTGATTGGCGATTACAGCAGCTGGAATAGCATTGTAAACTAAAGCCAATTTAGCAAGTACGTTTGATGCGTTGATAGCAACCGGTGAAGCGATGTCGATGACGTTAGCTGCGTCAGCAACCAATGACTTCACATAACCATCACACAATGCCAATGCAGCAACTTCAGATTCGGTGTCACCCAACCAGCGAAGTTTCTCAACGTTCTCAGCGATTGTTTTCGCCATCTCATTCCAATAGTAGTCCATGAAGGAAGCAACAGTGAAATCACCGTTTGAACCTTTGGTCATTTGAAGAGATACGAATGACTGCTCCAATTGGAATTGGCAAATTTCTGCCATTGCTGACAATCCACATACGTCTACTTCAACTGAAGCGAGCTCATCAGTGCTGGCATTCCATCCGCAGTTCTCTGCTTGGAGTACCTGACCGAATGTTACGTTGGAAATTTTAGTCTTGAATTTGATACCTGGAAGTGTACGGTAGTTATCAACCGTCTCCTCTTGTAAATACGCGCGAGAATAGAATGCCTCGCTGTTTGCTTGCAATAACGCTGATGCGTCAATGTCTAAATCGAATTTTAATTTTCTGCTCATTTTGTTTTGTTTTTTTTGGTTTAGTTATTTTAGTTGTTTGCGTTTAAAAATTTACTCACTGCGCTGAATTTGTCATGCGCTGACATTTTTGTTTTGTCATCGATTGCCTCAACGACATCTTCACGTTCTGTATACATCTCTTCCATTTGATTGCGAAGGTCTGCGATGATGGCAATCAATGCCTTCTCACGCTCCTCAATCACTGGCAAAACGATTGCAAGAATTGCTTCTGCGTCAGTAGCCGGGTCGATAGCCATAGTTTCATCAGTTGTAGTGGTTGACTCTTCAGTTGTATCTTCAACTGTTGTATCTTCCAATGCCACTGGCTCTGCTGCCATCTCTTCCTCAACCACTTCCTCGGTTGGTGCATCCTTTATCTCAATGATTTCGCCATCCACGACAACGTAGATTTGTCCATTGATTAGGTGCTCCCCATCTGGTAATTTGTTCATGTTATTTAGTTTTAGTTGTTGCGATAATTTAAGCCCAAGAAAGCCCTCGATTGAGAATCCGATTTGCTCCTTAGCAACCAGGTCGGCAAAGTATTCTTTATCGGTGACCTGAGCGGTGACCATGAGAGTGCCTTGCGGAACCTCAATGCCAAATGTGCTGAATGCTTTGTCTTGCTTTGGGTTGTCCACGATCCATGTTTCAAGGATGTAAGCTGGCACCTTTTTCTCAGTGTCGTGCTCCAGGTTGAAGATGTCACGATTGCGGAGGTCAGCCATGAACTTGGTGTGGATTTGCTCAATGACCTCAGCGGTGAACTGCACATAATACTCACCATCCTCATCGCTCTTGCGGTAGATGTCCATCGGTATCATTGCCGGTGCTGTGATGCGATACTTCAAATCATCAGCGAATATCATTTTGTTCTCTGCTCCAAATGCCATCCCTTTGACCTTAATGGCGGGAAGATTGGTGAACGCAATCATCTCGATGCCTAAGTTTTCGCCATCGGCAAACTCATCATCGATTGTGATTTTGTAAATTGGAATATCTTTGGTCATGCTTATATTGCAGATTTTGTATCTTTGTTCATAAATCTATATTATGATACAAGTATTTGACCTTGAAGTACCAAACAAAATGCATGAGCTGACCATTGAGCAGTTCGAAAAAATTAGCCAAATTCTGAACAACCAAGAGCTCGACAACATCGAGAGGTACGTTGAGCTGTTCAAATACTTTGGCATCAAAGAGGAGCTATGGGATGACTACCCATTCAGCGACTTCATTGCCCTGGTGCGTGAATTCAACCTGGACTCATACACCCCGAATGAAGCAGTGACAACCATCGAGTTGGAAGGATACACCTATGAGGCGCAGTTGAAGCTGTCGGTGAAGGAGACCAAGCTCATCGAGAAGATTGTCAACACCAAGCCGGCTCACTATCTCAGTGACATTCTTGCGATCATGTTCAAACGAACTGACCTCAGCAATATCGAGCACTTCGCAGATGCTCATCTCAAGCACAAGTCAAAACTATTCCGTACACAAAAGGCTGAGCTGGTTGTACCTTACATTGTATTTGTAACTGAGAAGATATCTGAATATGCCAAAGCCAACGCTGCCGAAGGGGTGGAGCCAAGTCAATCTTGAGCAGTTCATTGAGCTGCGCCAACTCAAAGCAGAGGATGGTGCACTCAACCATGATATTGATATCCTATGTGCGCTCACCGATGGGTTACCTGATGACTTCGATGACCTCGATATCGCAGATGTAGCTGAAATTTTTAAGGAACTTCAATGGCTCTACACTGAGCCGACCAAATTGTACACTGATAGGATTGGCAAGTTCTACCTGAAGCCAATGAATGACCTCACTCTTGGCGAGTTCATCGACCTGGAGCACTACTTCACCACTGATTATCTTCAGTATTTGCCCAACATCTGCGCTCTGCTGTATCGGATTCCTGATATTGTGGAGGATGGAGTTGTCGCAAAATGGGAAACAACTGATTTCAAGACCTCGAGCCGGGTGCACTACTTCCTCGACCAACCAATCACCAAGATGTATGGTGTGCTGACCGAGTACATCAAGTTCAGGGATAGCTTTATCACCAGCCACAAGAACCTAATGACCGAGCAAGTGGGTGAAGATATCAATGATATCACTGACCCTGAGGAAAAGAAGGAAGCGGAGCGAGAGCAATCATCTCAGAAGTGGGGATGGGAGCAGCTTATTTGGTCGATGTGCAATGGTGATTTGACCAAGTATGACCAAGTAATTAACATGAAGCTTGTGCTTGTGTTCAATTTCTTGGCGATGCGCAAGGAGCTTGAAATTTAGTAATCGAGTGCGTAGTTGAATTCACCGTAAAGCGGTACAAAGTCATAAATAACTTTCGGTCTTCTGCGCAATAGGTTGCCCAACTGCAAGATTGGGAACTTCTGCGCCAAGTCAGCCACATACATTCCGTACATCTCACCGATAAGTCCATTCTTTTCAAGAGCATCATTGAATTTCTTGACCAATCTGAATGGCACAATGGTGGCGGTGCCGTTGTTCAGGTACCCAAAATAGTAAGCGGCAAGAATCTCAACTCGAATGTTGCCCTCAGTGGTCACCTTGGCATTGATACGCACGGAATCATACAGCGTGTATGTGTCGATGAGTCCTTCATCCTTGATGACTTTCTTGAGTGTGTTGGCAACTCTTCTCCTGAGAGGGTATTTGAAGTTGTATTCGCCAGTGTTTTTATATCTTGCCATGACTTATATTGCAATCAGTCACCAATTTGTTTAGGAATCTGACAATCGGTCCATGAATCCATGGTGAATGTGATGGTCATCAACCATCCAGCTGCATAGTCGAGGAGGTCATTGTTGAGCGGAACCAAAGCCGGGAAGCCGACCACATCAAAGTCACGATCATTAAGATTGAAAGTGTAGTTGAGATACAAGTCCATGAGTATCTGATGGCAGTCACTGAGAATCACATTGATATTTGCACGGTCCTTTTGGATGATGTCAAAGCAATATATCTCAAGAGTGAAATCATTGGTGTTGTCAGTTGGTATGGCATCGATTGGCACGATGTACACAATCGGGTACTTCTCATCCTTGGTGGCAAAGTTGAAGAGCTGCTCTTTGAAGTCAGAGCCAACCTTTTTCACCTGGAGGTGTGCATCATAGAATGCGATGATTTCGTTGATGAGTGCTTGATAGCTTATCATAGTACTGAATTTTTCATGATTTTGTTAAC